GGCCTCATCTTTCTGCGGTATATCGTTACTTTTTTGATTAGTCGTGATCTTGCATATAGGTTTGTAGTGAAGAGTTGATATCTTCTTTCTGTCTTTTCTTGGCTTTTTCTCTCTCTTCCCTGCTGTTACAGGCCAATTGGTAAGCAAATCTGAGAGCATTTCAAGAATATGATGCATTTACTTGTCCCTCTATTTTATACAGTTTATGAATCCTATCTATATTAGCCTGGTAATATTATTCATTATCTTGAATTAAAGTGACGTGCTCCTTGTTACAAGATTGGTAGCAAGTGAAGAATCGGATCGCTACTACACTTTTCAGCCGTTATGAACATACGATTAATTTTTTGAAAGCCGTCAAAGATTTATACAAAATGGCATAAAGCCTATCGTTAATGGTGAACAGGTATGAGTATCGACTCTTCACCATTTCAGACACAGGGATTGTGGCAGATTTACGATACAGACGGTAATTTTATTTGGCTGGAAAAAACTATCAGAGCTTCTCCCTATTGATAAGCGAGTTACTTTACATACTTCTGAGGTTTTTTGCTTTGTTTAGTAATTTTGTTACACCTGCTTAAAGCAATCAGCAGCGGCATGATAAGGCTGTTGAGGAAAATGCACCGCCACTTTACCGCCACTCAGAAATTCAGATACAAAAAAACCGCTTCAATGAGCGGCTTAAATATATGTATTTTATGACTAAATTTGGTGGCCCCTGCTGGGCTTGAACCAGCGACCAAGCGATTATGAGTCCCAATTTGAAGCGAGTTAAATCAGTAACTTACTGATTTTTATGTTTTCTTTAAGCCGAATAGTGATGAAAAGTGGCACATAGCGTTGAGCTCTGCTGCCACTTTGCTGCCAAATCTATGAGAGCGTCCCAGCATTAAATTGCTTTCCTACACTATCGTTTAGGGCTCTAGAAATTTCTTTATTGATTTCATCATTGATACTTGTCATGGTGACAAAATGATTTAATTTCATGAACCTTATCGTTTCTGAAACAATATCTTCGTCTAAAAAAATTGGAAAGGAATAATATAATATTATCATCCTTATCTCTTTGGCAATATCAGGAGCTTCTTTGTTAATGAAATTTTTAAATTTTCTGTCAATATGGTTTCTGTATTCTATTAATTTTTCAGCTGTGATCAAAGGTTGAACAAACTTGCCGTTGTCGAAATCTATCTTTTGCGAATCATATATTATATTACTAATATCAATGCAAATTATAGAGTTATTTATTGTTTCTCTTGGTAGTTGTTTATCGAAAGCAAAACGCATGTTTTTAATCAGTGTGCCGATGTTTTTAGGTCGCTTGCATTCGATAAAGAAACGAATGCTTTTTTTTTCTGCAACTACGTCATGGCTATTATCTTCTATAATTGTAAAGCCTGCTCGTTTAAATCTTGATGCAATTTTTAATTCAAATGCTAAGTCTCTAGCTGACTTTTTAATATCCTCTTCTATCAAGACAGTTCCTTTTGAAATTCTTCGTAAGAAACTACTATTCACTTCTCCGCTGCTATTAAAAGAATTGTAAAAATCAAATAGATCTATTAGTTCTGAAATGCTCCATAACTCTCTGAATGAAGGGGTTTCTTTTGTCTCTAACCATGATTTATAATACTTTGCAGCCTGACCAAACCTAGTTAAATCATAATTAATTCTGTTATCTTTTAACCAGCCTTCAACTTGGTCAAACAACATTGGGTTTAGATGTGTTATTTTAGTCTTGTTGTTTATATGACTCATATAATAATCCTCCTTGAACACTATACGTGAAAAACGCAGCCTTTTTTTACTTGTCTAAATTTTTTTTCATCAATTAATGTTTCTTCTCCATTAGAAAAATCATCAAGTGTTAAACAAAAGAATTTATTAGGAGCCATGCCACCAATTGGGAAAATAAACATGTGATACGGAATGAATCCAATTTCATTAAGCTTAATTATTAGTTTTTCATACTTTATTATTTCATCGCTTTCTAATAAGAATGATTCTTTATTGGTGTTGTGTAATTTTGAATCGATCACTATTATTTCTGATGGGGTAGACGTGAAAGCAATAAAATCAGGTCTTTTGCTACCGATGGATTCTACCCAAACAGGCAATTTTTTTGTCTCTTGTTCAATTCTGAAATAGATTGTTCCCCACTTATCCAAGTAAGATTGTGTAAGGTCTTCTCCTGCTTTACCAGCTTCAATTCTATATTCTTTTTTTTTCTCTTCCGATGCTGTGGTATCTGACAAATTTAATTTCGCTACCAAAGATCGCTTATCTACCATCATTTTCTCCAATATAAACTTTTAGTAATGGATTTTTTGTCGTTGCATCCGACAAGTGCTCAGGCGCAAAGTGTGCATAACGCATTGTCACCTTAATATCTGTGTGCCCCAATATCCGCTGAAGCACAAGGATATTGCCACCATTCATCATGAAATGAGATGCGAAGGTATGGCGTAACACATGCGTAAGCTGCCCAGCGGGTGTCTCTATACCGGCACGCTGCATGGCTTTTCTAAAAGCTGAGTAGCATGGTTTAAAGAGCACTTGCGCCTTTCTGCTGGATGGCAGTTCAGCCTGTAATTTTTCAGTTATCGGCACCGCGCGGTTTTTCTTGCCTTTAGTTTTCACATAAATGATCTGACCGGGGCGGATTTGGTTTCCCTTTAAGCCTTCGGCCTCACTCCATCGTGCGCCAGTTGCCAGGCAGATTTTCACAATGGTAGTCAGGTCTTTGGATCGGCTGTTCTCGCACTCGGTGAGAAGGGTTCTGATGTCCTCAATGGTGAGATACGCCATCTCCGATTCACTGATTTTAAACTCGCGCACGTTTTCTAACGGGTTCGGTGCGGTCCATTCATCTAACCGGCGAAGCTCGTTAAACATCGCCCTGAAATACGCCAACTCTAAATTTACCGTGCGCGGCGTAACTGTTTTCACTCGGCTGGAGCGGGTGATCTTCCCGCTTAACCGCTGCTCGCGGTAAGACGCAAAAATTTTCGCGTTAAACTCGGTTGCGAGTGGGTTTCCCATCGCCTCGCAGGCGAACGCCATTGTGGTTCGCCGCTTCTCACCATCCGCTAACGTGATGCCATGCGTGTTGAACCACAATTCAACCAACTCAATTACTCGCCGCTTATCTGCTTTCTCTCCCAGCCAGGGCTTATTTTGAGCCTGCTCTTTTACGAACTTCTCATAGGATTGTGCTTCGCCCTTCGTTGCAAACTGGCGGCGAATTCTTTTGCCGTCACGGCCGTTTGGGAAAACCTGTGCCTGCCATTTCCCGTTGGGTAATTTACTTACAGCCATATCCTGCCTTACAGATATTCGGTGCGAGCAACAACCTTACCCAGCACTTTGATGTCTTCTGCCTTGCACTCAAATGAAGCTTTGCCGTTCTCAACACGGATGCGATTACCGGGTAAACGGTTCAGTTCCCTGATGCTCGCCAGTTCGTCCATTTCAATCAGCCAGAGACCATCTGTTACCTCACCTTCGTAGGCATCCACAATAAAAACTTTTTTATCGTAATTAACTACGAAAGGTGAAGTCAGCGTCTCAGGTAGTAGCTTTGAGTCATAAGTTACAGGCTCAATTATAGTTTTAACCCCATTTGAGATATTTATTCTTTTCAAAACGGTATTGTCTACAACCTTAACGGTCTCATTCATTTCACCTTGGCCGGTCGCCAGCCATAAGAGTGAGGCTCCAGTGTCTAACGAGCAAGTCAGTATCCAGTCAGCAGGGAAGTTATCACGCATATAGCGATTAGCCATTGTGCTTTGGGATACGCCTAAATGATTGCACAGCGCCTGTCTGTTCTTGAATCCGTAAGCTTCCAGGATGCGCTCTATTGCAGCTTTCCCACCACTTTGGGAAGGAAAGTTGAATTTTGTGTTTCTAGTTTCGTTCGGTTTTGTTGTTGACATAACCTTTTAGTGATCCTAATATCGATTTTGTGGTGTGCTGAATATCGCTAAATACAGTTAAAACTACACAAACTTAAGGATACTGCCTCATGGGAAACCGTATATCAATGCGTCCAAACATCAATCTTGTAATCTCTGAACCCTATATCACGGTTGAAGAGTTCTGCCGCCGCACTGGTTATAAGGAAGGCACCGTACGTCAGATGTATCGTGAGAACCGGCTGCCCATCAGGAAGAAAGAGGGCGTTAACGGTCTCATCGAGATCAACATGGTTGCATTGACGATTGAAGCGGCCGCTGGCTGTGAAATCACAATGCAGGCTTGATGCATCCATATTGGGATAGCAGAAGGGATTTATCATGTTTGATTTTCGAGTCTCCACACATAGCCATTTTGATGATGCGTGCCGGGCGTT